ATCTATCAACTCTTCGTACATTATAACGAGTTTATCATAATGTTTCTTCAAATTCTGATTTTCCTTAGATAACATTAATTCAGTTTCCTTGTGAGATTCAACTTCTTTTTTGAGCTTATCCATGATTGCTTTAACCTCATAGGGCTCTTTCAATGCATCAGTAAGTCCACGCTGAGCAACAAACTTTATCCAGTTGTCATACTTGATTGCTTTCTCTTCTCGTGTTAGTTCTTTTTCACTCATAATGTCTTACCACACGTTGGGCATTTATCATCTTCCTTTTTGATTTGCAAGTTTTGAATCTTGAATATTGTAGATGTGTTAACAATCACTGGACCATCAGGCTTTGTCATCAAAACATCAAAACTTAGTCTTCCACCAAAGTATGGAACCATAAAGTGATCATCATTTACTAATATTACACTTTCCATGGCATCAGTCAAATATCTTTCATCAATAGGTGGAATTGCTTCTGTTGCTTCTACAACTATTAGTCGTGCCATCTCTTTTGTTTTCTGTTTTTCTACTGGTATCATTTCACCAATTTTAATTCCTGCATTTTTTCTAATCATTAAATCTGTACGGAGTAATGTTTGTCTTCATCAGAAGGGTACAATGGAAGAACTTTACCATATGTTGTTCTCTTGCCAGTGATTTTCACAATGTCACCAGTTGACATCTTGAGTAAATCCATAGTATCGTAATCAATTCTAATTACTCCATGACCAACATCTCTAGTGTAGGCTTCAAGAACTTTTAGTTTCATTTTCTCTCCTTAATTATCATTAGTTCTTCTGCTGTAATGGGTTGATTGTATGTATGTGAGCATCCATTACAAGCATAATGTCCTCTACTCTCGAGGCTGTTCCATACTAATATTGGATTGTGACCTAGAATAATTCCATGCAGTCTCTCACCATTAGTAAAGAATCCATAATAATCAACATCTTCAAATTTACAGTCCTTGTAGAATATTCTGTAGTAGAGTTTTTGTAATTTATTCATAATATAACAAGAAACACGCCACTATATATTAGTAGTGCCCAATGGGTACTAATAAATAACATTACTTTTTACAGAAAGCAAGAAATGATAAAGATGATCTGTGATTCTTGTGGGAAAGAAATCAAATACACTACTGATTATGATCAAAGTTACAGAAATCACAACGACCTATTCTATGAACATTTATGCACAAAGTGTCAAGCAAAAAGAGAGAGAGAATTTGAAAACAAGTTTGAAGAGATTCAAAAGAGTTATGGTGATTTGAAAAGAAGATTTGAAAAACTACAGAAAAAATACAAGGAATTGAGAGATATTAAAAAACAGGAAATTTGCAACAAAATAACGGTGGGATGAGATGATCGAACGAATTAAACTAACAGAAGAGGATTTTAAACATGATGGAATAAATGCAAGAATAATCATCTATACACGAGAGCCAGAACAACTCAAACAACAAATCCTAGATGACCATAAAATAGTAGAGAGATTGATAAAGAGAATAAAACAAACTGACAAATGGAGAGAACACCCTGCTTGGATAAATAAACAAGGAATTTCTATAATTCAAGGACAATTTGTTACCAATACAGAACTTCATTCTCTCCTAAAGGAAAGTAAATCATGACCATAGAATGGCAACCAGAGTGGAATGCTCTAATTACAAAGTATTTTGGAAAGTATGCTACTGGTGACTGGGATGGATTGCACAATGAGACAATTAAACAAATTTTAGAAAATGAAATTAAACTTGAAAAAATCACCAAATTTGCAATGAATTTAGTCTATGCAAATCCTCACATATCATGGCAACTAAAACAACTATTACACAATGCTCCACCAAAGACTGTAACCTGACTCTTCTTACCAAAACTCTTTAAATGTAGATTAAAGTAGAGAATCTGCTTGACTGTCAAGAAAAAGAAAGTAAAGAAAAAGAAAGTAAAGAGTAAACAGACTAGGAAGAAACCACAACCAAAGGCCCCTGCTGCTGCCAAACCGTGGATAGTAACTAAAAAACACAAACTCAACAAAGAGGAGTTCGACATCAAGCATCCTGCAATTTACATCTCATCACTTGGAGATGCCAAAGAATCAGAGTTTGATTATTTCCCAAATCTCAACACACAAGGCCTCAGTGGAACCAGAAAAACCATGATTGATAGTTTGAAGAATGGAACCTATCAGCCCAACATGTCAACTGTCCCATATACGGCAGAAGTAGAAAAGAAGAACAACTATCTAATCAAGGCAGAGCCAAAAAACGATGATTTTATTACAACAGAGAAAGACACATTTGAATTCTCAGCAGAAGTGTATCAAAAACAAAGAGAGCAGTCATACACCAGACTTGAAACAATACTTAAACAGTACAAACATTCTAACATTCCACTACTACCAAGATATTATCACAATCCTTTACAATACTATGATCATATTCTTCTTGCAGATGCATATGTAAACTCATTTCAGGGAACAGTAATTGATGCTTACACTGATTTCATAATGCCAAAAACTTTGAAACCAGTTCTTAAATTACGCAATCCAAAAAAACATGGAGACTCACAAGCTCAACAGAAACTGATTGAAAAGCACCAAGATATAATTTACAAACTAACCCAAGTTGATGATTGGTATTCTGACATGGGACCAGAAGAAATAGACCCATACATGGATATGCCACTGCAAATTAAATTCAAGGCACTAATCACTCAGCATCTTACATTTGGAAGATGTGCGTTTGTATATGAACACTGGGAGCACTTGCCACATGTAACAGTTGATGGTATAGAGTACAAGGATATTCCAAATGCAATCAAGTTACTACATCCTATCGACATGGGAATGATAGAGCTTGATGAGTATACTTGGAAACTTGGTGGCATGTACATCTACAATCAGCCAGCATTTGTTCCATCTATTGACATGCTGTATCTGGTTAATCGTTATGCTTCACCACTGATTGGTTCGTTTTACTATGGATTTGCAATGGGTCAGCGTTCAATAGATCCTGTCAGAGTGTATAGAAGAATACTTGCACAGAACTACCAACAGTTCATCAGAAGTTCTCACAGTGGCATGGGTGCATTTGTATTTGATAGTACTGGGTATGATGAAGAGACAAGAAAGAAAATCAGAACTACAATAATTAATTCCTACAAGTCAGGAGAGATTGCAGTAATAGACTATGCAAACATCAAGGACTTTGACTTTAAAGAGATGAAGATTAATGCAGACATTCAAGGATTGGTAACTGTGCAGGAAGCAATGGTTAAGATAATGATTGGTGTAACTGGGATGCCACAAAGTCTCATATATGGAGAAGGTGATGCCAACCGTTCAACACTTGTTGGAAGAATTGTATCATTCATCAACAACCAAATCCAACAACTCAGGTCATCCATTGGAGCACAAATTGCATCACAACACTACATGCCAAACTTTAGAACCCTCTATAAAGGACAGAAAGAATTAGACTTGTTCTACATTGATGTAGAGTTTGAGGAAGCAGAGTTAGAGACTAGAAGTGAGAAAGTTGAAAGACTACTCAATGAGATGGAGCTATTTCCATACAAACCAGAGCATATTGGAGAAGAACTTGGTGATAAGGATTACATGACTAACATTGATGATGATGCTATCAAGCAGAAACAGGAACAGGCAAAACAAATGTCAGAGGGAGGAGGATCACCATTTGGTCAAGGTAATTCATCAAGCAAAGGTGTATTCACCGTTAAAGGCCCTGGAGGAGAAACCGCAAAAGTAACACAGCGTAACTAATGGCAAAAGAGTTTCTACCAATTATCAACGTAATCGCATCACCAACAAAAATTTCAAAAGGACAGATGATTAGCATCTCAGTCAATATAGTAGAAAAGACAACACTTCAACCAATGCCGTTTGATAAAATTTACATGGAGATACTTGACTCAAAAGGGGTTGCTATATGGCCTCTATCAACCATTGAAGAGAACTCTGCAACTATGTCAAAACTAATATCAACAGCAGAGATGAAGAAAGGGAAATATACTGTTAGAATCACTCCATCAAAATATAGAACGCCAATTGGTGTTGCAGAATTTGAAATAGAAGATACTGACATGATGTTAATCCCACTAATACCCCTAGTTTTGTTGGCAATACCATCATCAACTTCACAAGAAAAAATTGAAAAAGAGTTTGTAGAACCGCCTGAACCACCAAAGATTGCTTGGCTAATCTACAGAACTGAAAAAGATTCTAGGGTGTGTCCTATCTGTTTACCAAATGAAGGAAAGGTGTTTAGACCAGATGATCCTAAACTGATTAGAATTGCACCACCT